TGGTTTATGCTCGGTCCAAATAGTCGTGTTAAAATGATTATGTATATGCATATTATTTATAAGGATATCCAGTGCTCCACATCACTAATGAATATCGTGTTCCTTTCGTTACGGGTTTAACTCTATGCCATACAAATGAAGGAAATACAATAATACTTCCTTTAGGCAATATTTCTTTTGCTTTCTGTAAATGTTTAGACTCATCTCTCATGTGAGGATCATATTGTCTAAAATCAAATTCTAATTCTCCTCCTTCATACTCTGACCCATCCGTTAGTTGACAAGTCATAGATAGTTTTCTAATCATACCTTTGTCATTTCCTTTCTCATAAGGCATGCTGCCGCTATCACAATGCCAGTCATAGTATTGATTAAGTTTATATTTTGTAAACTGACAAGACTCTGATCTTTCCCAATTAAAATTCCAACCTGCTTTTTTATTAGCTAAATGAACATAAGGTTGAAGTTCATTGTAAATCCACCGATCATTCATCCAAACTAAATCTGAATTTCTTTTACGTCTCATATCTTTAATCTGATCTCTAGTTAGTTCTTTATTACCATACCCACCAGTTCTTGCCATACGTTCTGATTTAGATAACCCATGTTTTATAATGTCGTCACAAATTCTAGGTGGTACAACAGATTTAAAATACCAATAATAATTATTTAGATTCATGTTTTTCTTTCTGTATAAGTTTTTTTTCGTCTACAAAATAAATAGCATCTAATTTACTTTTATTCAATAATAATAATGCTTCTTCTTTTGTATTAACAAGAGGTTCGCCTGCTAAATTTAAACTGGTGTTTAATAAAACTGGACATTTAGTTAACTTATTAAATTGTTTTAATAATTCATATAAAAAACCTGAAGACACCGTTTGAACTCTACAACTATTATCTACATGCACTACTCCTGGAAATAATTTTGCAGTGTTTTTTTTACATTTAAAATTAATAGTCATATTATTAGATTCTTCTAAACCCAAAGTATTAAAATATTTCTTAAATTGTTTTTTAAGTATTACCCCAGCGAACGGCCTATACCACTCACGGTTTTTAATTTTATTAACTATGTTTTTGCAATTTTTATTTCTAGAATCAAATAAAATAGACCGGTGACCTAAAGCCCTTGGTCCAGCTTCAGCAGCACCTTCAAAAATAGCTACACTTTTTTGATCAATTAATAGTCTACAAACATCTTCCATTGTAGCTTTAGTCCCTTTGTTAATTTTACTATCTTCATAGTAATGATAAAAATTATTTTTAGGTGTAATAACTTTATTATCTTTTGTTAAATTTCTATATTTAAAATAAGCAGCCCCCATAGCAATACCTGTATCATCAGCAACAGGTTCAAAATAAAAATTAATATTAGGTAAATTTTTAATATAATAATTGTTAGCAACCACATTTAAACCGTAACCCCCAACAATGCAGACATTTTTTATTTTAGTTTTACTAATGTATTTTTTTATTAAACGCAAAGATTCTTCTTGAGTTTCCAATTGTACGTGTTTTGCTTTATCTGCGTAAAATTTATAATTATTTTGTGTTATGTTTTTAGTAATATTATCTTTTTGGTCTTTAAAAATAACCACATTATCACCGTCTTCATCAATTATATTTGTAAAATAATTTGTTATAGGACTTCCATTTAAAAATAAAGAATGGTATTTTTTATCTGAACCATATGAAGCTAGACCCATAGTTTTTCCATTTTCTAAAACAGGTTGACCTATTAATGTAGTAGCAGCTTCATATACTTTAGTTATAGAATACTCATTATCAACATTTACATCGGACAATGGAAAACTATTTTTTATAAGTTTTTTTAAATTATCTTTATTAATTCCTATACTGTCGTTAGTCCAAAATGATTTATATAAAGGTGTTAAAATGTCTGGGTAGCTACATAAAAAAACGCTTTCTGATTCTCTACAAGCATCAATTTTATTATCAAACAAGATAGAACCATTTCTGTCTATTACAAAAGTTAAAGCTTTTTTAAAACCACTGTTGTAAAAAGCAGATGAGGCGTGACACAAATGATGAGTTAACGAAGAAAAATTATGCATCTCCATATCAAATATTTTTTTAATATATTCCCTATAATAAAATTCTGATTCCCCACCATAGTTCGAAGGAGTACAATATAAAATATGATCTATCTTCCCAAAGTTTTTAGATTTATATAATTGCAAAGATTTAAAAGGGTGTTTATCTCTTTTAATTCTACTTAATCTTTCTTCTTTGCAAAAGAATTCTATGTGACCTTTATTTATTGAACATACAGAACTATCATGAGCAATATTAAATGCTAAAATTCTCATTACAAATAGTTATAAGTTATTGTTTGAATAAAATTCAAAGAATCCTTTTGTTTATTTGAAATAGTGTAAATATTATTGGAGGGAAACATAATAAACATATTCTCTTTTAATTCTATATCCCAACTTTTACCCTTACGTCTGTTGTCATCATAGTATATTTTAATCCAACAGTTATTTACTTTAGTGCCATATAAAGTTGTAAAATCAGGAGAATTTCCAAGATCCGATTGATTTATATTTAATAAAGGTTTAGATAATGTGTCAGGTTTATATGTATCTGACCAAGATTTTTTATTAGATAGTTGAATTTTATATTCAACACCTATGTGTTCTCTAATATAAATATTTAACATATCCCAAGTTTTTGAAAACGGAAATTCTTTATTAGTTAATGATGACTCTATAGTGTCAGCCATAAGTTTATCTTGGTCTATTTCAAAACCTTTAGGCATTTCCACGTTACTAAAAATTAATAACTGCTCTGATAGTATCTTTTTTTCCATTCTAAAATGGACTGTATTATAAAATAATTAAAATGTCAATTATTCGTCAACAACTATATCAATTGGAGCACTTGTTCCTAAATCCCAAGTTTGATTTTCTTCATTCCAACTATAGTGATAGACGTTTGATTCGTCTGCTTGTTGTTCAGATGTTAATGCTGGAGCATCACCGATTGGTGATTTCCAAGAAGCTGATTCGATGTGTTTTACCCAAGATGCAAAAGGTTTTTTAGGCCAAAATATTTGATTATCTTCGTCCCAAATACAACCGATACCTGCGTAGTTTCCTCTTAAAGCAGTTCCACCTGATCTATGTGTATTGTTAATCGTGTTATAAGAAGTTTGAATCCAAAGTTCTGCTGGCCAATTAGAATGTAATTGTAGATATTGTTGACCTACTTTTTCATTTTCTACATTATTAGAATCCATTAGATCATTATTATCTACTGTTACTACTTGTAAAACTTTTCCGTTAATTCCTATTTTTGCAAAATGTGCCATAATATTTACCTATTGAAATTTATACCTTATAACTACTTTTCCAGATCCACCAGTACCACCAGCTTCACCAGGATATGCATTACCTGCTCCGCCACCTCTACCTGCATCTCCGGTATTAGCACTTGCATTATTACATCCTGGATTTGGACCATTCCATATTCCACCTTGTCCACCTTCACTATAAACAGTTGGGGAAGCATTGATAGAAGTTGTAGCACCTGCACCGCCTGCACCACCATTAAAATTTGGAGTACCTGGAACACCTTGTAACGGAGAACCTGCTGCAGTTGCACCACCGCCACCAGTTCCTGATAAATAGTCACCAGCTGCTAATGGTCCACCACCTGGAAAACCTTGAGCTGGACTAAAAGAAGGAACATTTCCTAAGCCTTTGTCTTGACCAGCAGGACCAGGAGCCCCTAATCCACCGCCTGAACCGCCAGGTCTACCACTTTTACCTGGACTACCAGAAGGACCAGAAGTCCCTCCGCCACCACCAGTAGCTGTAATAGTTGAAAAAATTGAATTACCACCATCTGTTCCAGGTGCGGGGTTACCACCAGCTCCGCCGGCCCCAATAGTAATTGGATAACCTTGAGCTGAAACGGGTAAAGCACTTACACCAGAACCTAATGGACTTGCAGTATAACAACCAGATGCTGCACCAGAAGATTCTCTAAATCCACCAGCTCCGCCTCCACCAGCAGCTCTAAGATTGCCTCCTCCAGTTCCAGAACCACCACCAGAACCACCAGCTACTACCATGTAATCTACAGTAGCTGATCCTGCTGCGTTACCTCCATTAGAAACACAAAAAGTAGCATTAGAATTAAAAGTATGAATTTTAAAATTACCAGATGTTGTAATGGTTCCACCTGTTGCTGCTATAAATTGTGGTCCTGGTGCTGATGTTTGTAAACCATCTTCTGTAACTAACCAACCTTTAGTACCATCTATATAAACTAGTGTAACTGCTAAACCTTCTGTTGATATAACTGAATCAATAGCAAGTCCACCAATGGGTTGAGAATTTCTACCAAGTGTTAAATTATTTGTATCCCAAGTGTTTGCATAATCTTTGACAGCTACTATATCTCCTGCAGATGGTGATGAAGGTAATGTTACTGTAAATGCTGCACTGGTTGTATTACAAAAATAACCGATTCCACTTGAAGCAGTAAAGCCTGATGTTTTAACAGTCGTATCCCAAGTTACTGCACCAGTTCTACCTGGTGATAAAGTTTCAAAAACTGGAGGAGCTCCTGCTCCTGCTGAAGTAAGTACCTGTCCATCGTTTCCTGTTGCAACTGCAACTGGATTACCACTTGCGTCATATGAAATAATATTTCCATCAGTACCTGAAGCCATCTTAGCTAATGTAATTGCATTATCTGCTATTTTTCCAGTAGCGATACTTGCGTCAACTAATTGCGAGGCGTTGATTGTTTTGTTTGTTAAAGTCTGAGTACCTGTTTCTGTTACTGTACCTGCTGGAGATAACGATGCTTCATAAACACCTGTGTTAGTTGCTACACCATCTACATAAATAACTTTCCAACCTTTATCTGTCGTGGCCCATGTAACTGTTGCACCTGAACCAGATACTGCTTTAAGCTGTAATGTTTGTGCATTAGTCGTGCTATTTTTAATAAAATAAAAATTTTCTGTAAGAAGAGGAAATGTTAAAATTCTTGATCCTGTAAGAGCACCCGTTAATTCTATAACTCTGTGTTGAGCAGTACCTGTTAAAGCACCGTCTGCTATTGATAAAGCTGTAGTTCCTGATCCTGCAACAGCTAAAGATAAATACCCACCTGTAAGTTGTTCTACAAGACTTAAATTTGCGTTAGTTTTTGTTCCCCAAGTACCGGCATTTTCGCCAGTTGCCATTAATTCTAAACCAAGATCTGTAAAAGTTGATGCCATAATTTTGTTCTCCTAAGCTACATGTGTTATATCTGTATATGATGTATTTCCTACTATGTCAATATCTTGATAGCCTAGTACAATAAGATTTCCTACACTAGATGTTGTCGATAATCCAGTTAAACCCATTACATCTGAAGGCGATATTGAACCTACTGCAGATGCTGTTGAAACTCCTGTTAATGGAACTCCTATTCCTACAGCTAAAGAACCAACAGAAGACGTTGATGAAACTCCTGTTAAACCCATTACATCTGAAGGTGAAATTGTTCCTACTGTAGATGTTGTTGATACTCCTGTTAAACCCATTACATCTGAAGGTAAAATTGAACCTACTGCAGATGTTGATGAAACTCCTGTTAATGGAACAGCTATTCCAGTTTGCACAGAACCAACAGAAGACGTTGATGAAACTCCTGTTAATGGGACTCCTATCCCTACAGTTAAAGAACCTACTGTAGACGTAGCAGAAACCCCAGTTAATGGAACTCCTATTGCAGGAACAATAGATCCTACAGCTGAAGATGCTGATTGTCCTGTTAGTGTTAGTGAAAGACTAGTTGTCGGAGATAATGATCCGACTGCGGAATCTGCATGAACTCCAGCTGGAGTTAATTCAATTCCAGTAAATATAATTGCACTACCTACTGTAGCAGTTGCTGATTGACCAGTTAATAATGCTTCTTCGTTCGACTCAACTGATACGGATCCAACTGCAGATGTTGATGAAACTCCTGTTAAACCCATTACATCGGCAGGTGATATTGAACCTACTGCTGAAGTTGTTGATTGTCCTGCTAGTGTTAGTGAAAGACTAGTTGTTGGAGATAATGCTCCAATTGCTGAAGTTGTTGATTGTCCTGCTAGTGTTAGTGAAAGACTAGTTGTTGGAGATAACGACCCAACAGAAGAAGTTGTTGAAAGTCCGGTTAAACCTACGTTGGCATCTATCGTTAAAGTTAGACTACCTAAACTTGAAGTAGTACTTAGACCTGTTAAAGAAACTTCAGTAGGACCTTGCTCGCCCCATTGGTTTGAACCCCAGGTAGTACCGGCTTGGTTCCAAGTATTAGACATAAGGTTTTAACCCTATGCTATACGAAGAATAGCGTTAGATGCGTCTGCTGCTGGAAATTCAATTGTGAAAGTTCCACTTGTTACAGTTTTATCTCCACCAAATGCAATTGCACAAACTGCAGGATCACCTGATGCTGTGTCATTGAAAATCAAACAACCGTTTGCTGTAAATGAAGCTGATGTAAAAGAAACGTTAGCAAAATCACAAACTGCTGTATCACCTGATAAAGCTGGTGTCACGTTTGTAAGTGCGATGCCTTTAGTAGTATAACCATTTCCGTTAGCCACTTCATTTGAAGTAGTATAAGCCGTAGTTGATTTATTTAGTGTTGCTGAACTTGTGTATAGAGCTAGATTAAAAGTATTTCCACCTTGTGTAAAATTGTGGATTGCTCTTAGTGCTTCCGTTTTAAATGTATTGCATACTGCCGATGTTATTGCCATAATTTTTATCTCCTAGTTTATGGTGAAGGTGATTTGACTTGTATCCTAACAGTACCGTCAGTGTAATCGTCTCGTCTTCTTCTCCCAATTTGCATTCCTGCGAACTGTTGTATTGAAGTTTTATACTTATTCTCATACAATGTCAACATCTCCATAGGACCTTTTAAGAACCCAAATGCTTCTACTAAACAAGCATACAATAGTCCTTGTGGAAAGTAGTTACTTATATATGTAGTAGAGTTTCCATCATTTCCTGAGCCTAATCCTACAGGCATTTTGTTAAAATATATCCTAAACTTATAAGCTGCGTCTGGTGTAGGAGCTATATATAACCCTCCAGAAGTAGTATCTGTTTTAAGTGTTGCACCACCAAACATAGCATAATACTTAGGAAAACCAGTTACATCTTGTGAAGTCAAATCACCCTCAGGACCGGTTATTCTATCGGTATATTCAGATAAATATGTCTGATCTTTTTTCTCTAACCAACTACCTGTACCCGTAGAATCAGTTGTTGAATTAAATACTTCAACACCTCTAATAAATAGAGCACCAGCTGGAGAATTAATTGTATTATTATTTGTAGATAATGTACCTTCTTGTACAAATCTATCAGAGTCCATAGGTAACTCATTATTAATTCTATACTCAGCAGCCATTATAAAACCATCTAAGATAGCTGTTGTAAATACAGAATCATCAACCTCAGTATAATCTTTGATTGCTTGTTTAAGTGTATCGTATGTATAAATTGAAACTCCTGACATAATTAAGCTCTATCATTAATGGGTCCGATTGTACATAATAAACCGCCCCCTGTTTCTGCGGATGTTGCATTACTTGCTAATGTAACATTTACACCATCAAATTGAGTTGTAAATTCAGGTTGACCGGTACCTTTAACCTGTGTTGTGTTTAAAGAATCTACTTTATAAGCACCAAAAACTTTAGCTCCAATAGGATGAGTTCCTGCTGTTGTACGTTGTGGTGTAGCGCCTCTGTAGGGTGCACTTGTTCCTCTAGTACAACCTG